AATTAACTTTTTGTTTTTCTTGTCTTTTATCCATCAATTCTTTCATTCTCTGACGACGTTTTTCTTCTTGGTTTTCTTCATGTCCCAAGAATGTTGTAGATGATTCTACATCAATTTCTAATAGTGCGTTATCGAATTTACAATTCTCAAAGATAACACCATCGTCACCGATACGAGATTTTGTAATGGCGATTGTTGCCAACTTCATCTCTTTTTGTTGTAATGTTTTTGCCACCGAGATAATTACGTGACCTACTTGTGCCTTCTTAATCGAACCTCCCATTTGGTCTGTGGTTACGACCTCTGATGAGATAGATGACCTATTTCCTTGTGTTGCGGTCCAACCTACCAAAGATAGTTCGTGACACATCGCTTCAAACCCCCTCATTACAGAACCCTCACTTTTCCACTCATCTTCTAATTGTCTGTCAGGTAATAAACAATCAATATAGTCTAACAATACCATATCAATCGGTTGACCATCAGCGATTAGTTTTCTTATCGAGTTTTTGATTTGATTCATAGACAAAGTATCAGAAGCGTATTTTTGCAAAATTAACTTATTTTTCATAGTTCCTTCTACTTCTTTTACTTTTTTTAACACTTCTTCTTTTTTGAATGTCAAATCATCGGGATGTATTCCTGTCCATAAAACAATATGTTTCCTTTGAATAATCTTTGGGTTGTCCTCAAAGAAAATCTGTAATACATTATATCCCAAGTTAAAAGCGTGGTTTGAAATTTTGGTTAAGAAAGTGGATTTTCCAACTCCCGTGGGTGCTAATATAACACCAATTTCTCCTTTTGCCAAACCACCTTTTAACAATTTGTCAATTCCTGGTATTCCCATAGGAATTGGGTGTCTGTAATCTTCGTTCAATACCTCATCCAAGTTTGAGAACACATCCATTAGAGATGTTTCTCTTTCACCTACTTGTAATGCTGATTTGAACAATTCCTCGATTGAGTCATAACTCTCGAACTCCCCGCCATCGATGATTTTTTGAGCCTTTTGCATTGCTTTTGAAACCTCTTGTTGTTTACAAAACTTCAATGCCTTTTCCTGAACGAACATCCCACCTTCAACTGTGGTATCTTTGATTTTCTTAATCGTATCAAGAACTACTTTGGCTACCATCTCTTGTGGTAATTCACTTCTTGTTATCTGATTTAGTGTCTCAAATGAGGGTGTGACTTCGTATTTTGAATAATACTCCTTAATCATTTGGATGATGATTTTGAAGTATTTGTTTTCAAAATAGTTGGGTTCAAATACATCAACAATAGAATGGGCGAATTCTTTGTCTACAACAATCTGATTGAGTAATTGTAACTGAAATGATTGTCCTAAATATTCAAAATTCTTTTCCGCCGCCATATAAAATTCTCTTGATGTATTGATAAATATTAGACATCTAAACTATAATCCGAATATTCTAAAGTTAATTTTTTTGTTGAAAAAATCTCGGTCAGAGTGTTCAGAATGGACTTTAATTTTGGACGAAGGTCTACGGTGTATCTTACTTTTGGTGGGTAAATCTTCGCATCCAAGTAACGATTGTATAATACGTTATCTCCGTTTTTAATCATAAGTGAGAAACTCTCGGGACCATCAGTAATTGATGTTTCCATAATCTGTGGATTCTCATAAATGTCATACATATTGTCCAACATATATGAAGCGGTTCTTATTCGCAAGTCATTTCTAAACCCATCGATAAACTCCGAAATATAATCGTGTAATTCCATAGAGTTACGAGCCTTGTGGTTATAACCCCTAACGTTAAAAAATCGTTGTACGATAATGTTTCCATTAACTTTGAGTAAAAACTCCAACTTGGTTGAATCTTGTTCTTTCATAATTAGTTTTTTTGATTTTTGAATTTCTTTTTTTCTTTTCTTGTTAGTTTCATTATTGGTCTTAAAAACCCTACCCATGCGTCATCGGTTTTAGGTAGGAACTTGAATATTCCGTCATCCATCATCATTTTGATTAGGTTCTTATAACCTCTACCATCAGGGTCCAAGGTTTCTTTGTAATACTCCTCTACAATAGTTTTACCTTCATCTGTGATAAGTGGTTCAGACAAATCAATTATCTTTTGATTAATCACGAAAAATTCTTCACCATAAATTCCTTCTTTTGTTTTACCTGTGAGTAGATTTTTAAGAGCCGTGTTTTCTTTGTCCTCTTTAAGGAGGAGTTCTGCTTTTGACAAAATATCACTAAAGGTGGTTGGATTTTCAAGTATCTCAGGAAATAATTTGACAAGGGTTTTTTCTCCCAAATATCTAATACCATCGATATTATCTGATGTATCACCACATAGAATTTTGGTGGTTTTGATGTTATAATGGGGAAACTCCAAGTCCTTGTTTTTAATCATATCACCCATCTTATACGTTCTTTTTTGTTGGGGTGAATATACAGAGACCTTTTCTGAAATTAGTTGTGTTAAATCCCTATCTGATGAAAATATTGTTTTTTGTTCATCGTCAGATATATGACAATAATACGCAATTAAATCATCTGACTCGTTGTTATTAACCTCAACCTGTCTTACAAACATTTCTTCCAAATATTGTTTTATTCGTTCTTTTTGTCTGTAAAATGATTCCTTTTTTTGATCAGTATCTGTTGATGACCTTTGCTCTTTATATTTGGGATATATTAACTTACGTGAGGATGAATTTGAATCTCCGTCCCACATAACTACCACCTTGTCAAAGTTTTGTTCTTCTATGAACTTACGGAGGGTATTTAAGAAATGATAAATACCTCCGATATGTTCTCCTTTGTGGTAAAATTCTTTGACTCCATAGAAGCCTATTTTTAGCAGATTATTTGCATCTACGAGCAATGTTTTAGTCATCTTTTTTTATGTTAATCGGTTCAACAATGTTATTTCCCTTTTTGATATTATCCTGAGCCCAAAGTGGTTGAAGATTGGTATAATGACAAAGTTTATAAAAAGTGTGAAAATTCACATTTTTTTATTCTTCAAAAATATCGTCAGCACTTTCTTCAATATTATAATCACCGCCACCTAACTTTTGAACCCAATAATCTGAATAATCTTTTTTGTATTTATCAAGAGCTTCTTTTGTATCTGAAATGTAACCATTATGGACTGCCAATATCTTACCGTCCTTGTACCCGAGTCCGTTAATATGATTTTTCAATATTGATATTCTAGTTCTAATTGCAAATGATACTTTCCTTCCATTTTTTGTTGCATCTATATGATTAATACCCGCCTTTTTTTGTTTTCCAAATAAGAAAACTAATGACGATGCTAACCATATCGCCTCTCCACCCTTGGCACGAATCTCAGGTTGTGACATAGGCGATGTCATATCCACATCGGTCCAAGGTTGATTCACTATAACCATAGTATTATAAAAAGGGTATTCTTCTTTTCTTGATTTAGTTATTCTTGAGTGAATACCCATACCGATTTTATCGGCTAGTACGCTAGCGTTGGCCATTTTTCCACCACGACCTTCGTATGTCATACGACAAGGAATACTCCCAATACTATCAAATAGAAACACCAAATTATAAGGTAAAGTTCCTTGTTCTTGCATATCAAGAAGTTCGTTTATATAATCTGTCGCTTGTTCTATATAATCAAATGAGTCATTAAATAGAAAATCACCATCCCAACTACCATCTTCTTTTTGATATGCATTTACCCCAAGTTCAACAGCGTGAGGCCAGCTCCATTTACTTTCTGTAATTATGAAAACAGGAAGATGTCCTTTTCTTTAAGCGTCTGCCGCAGTTAAAATTAGTGCGGTTGTTTTCGAGGAATTAGTATGACCCAAATACATATTGAAGGCACCTGCCGCGGGACCTGGTAATCCGCAAGCCTCCATAAAGGCCTCACCACAATTATAATATAGTTCAGGTTTGTATTTGGTACTAGTGGAGTATTTGTTTTTAATTGTCTCCAATGAGAACTCTTTTTTCTTTAAAGCCATAATTAAATTTCGTATTTGTAGAACTGTTCTAAGTTCTCTAATTTATCTTTTGCACACGCCCTTTTCTCAATTAACTTGTCCATTTCTTCTATATGCTGTGGATGTTCTCCAATACCCACCGCACTATTAAAATAAACTAAAAGTGATGCTTCGGCTTCTAACATTTCGGCCTCATACTTCGCTCTAAGAGCTCCGTACATTTTTGTTTTAATTTTGTCCATGTTATTAAGTTAAATTGATCTAATAAAATCCCCCAAGGACAAAATGTCTTCGATAATGTCCTTGAGGAATTGGTTTAATAATTAGAAAGGTAAGTCGTCGTCAGGTGCGTCCATTAGTTGTGGGTCTTCAACTGAAGCCACAGAACCACCTATAGATGCGGACCCTACGGATGAATCACCGTAAACATATTTTCCTTGTTCAGAATCCCAAGTTGGGGTTTCACCTCGAGCGATTGCTTCTAAATACTCGACAGGTTTTTTTGAATACACGTCAGCCCAAGTAAGTTCGTCACTTAACCAAGCCTTTTGAGTATCGGCATCTTCGTGTAGTGGTTGGGGGTCATCATACATAACCGCCTGAATTACGGTATAAGGTTTACCGTTGTTTGCCTTT